CTGGTTCAACAATACGCATAAGATAGCTATGCGCCGGGGCGACTTTGTTATCCATCGCCATTTCATTAATGAATTTGTTATAGGCGGTCTGGTTAGGCGCAAAAACAATTTCTTTACCACATACAACCAGATTAATTTTCTGTTCCATTTAATACGCTCTCTCGTTTATTTATTTCGTCAATCAGCGCGTTGTGACGCGCCGCACACACAGAATATAAATCCTGATATTCAACAGCAGGGGCAGCAATATCCGCCCCAGTATTACCTTTAATGCGCGGAAGATTTTCCGTTGGGCATTTTCGCTTCAGGTTTTCCTGATAGGGTACGTTCGGTATTGTCGACGGTTGCGTTATACATCCGGATAAAATCATCAGACACGCAAACGTTAGTAAAAACCGGCTTAAGAATTTCCGTCCTGATTTCCTTCGGTCTGCCACTTTCAAGCGCCTCCAGCTTATCTTCCAGCCCCCTGGCGGATTCACTGGCTATCTCCTGCATCGCCTTGCGGGACTTGTTACCCGCAACCTGCGCGGCGGAATTGATCGCCAGCTCCAGACTGTCACGCCGCCAGTCAGCGGTCAGCCAGCCCCAGACAAACGCCAGCGCAACCACTACCAGCCACTGGCCGTTTGTCATCAGCGCACCCCGTTATGCTCCAGACTGAAGTGATTGCCGTCCGGACGGGATTTAAAGCGGCCGCCCCACGTACCGCCCAGCGATTCCCAGTATTCACCCAGCGGGAGATAATCGGCGGTGTCTGTTTTATACTGGCCATTCACGAACAGATTAAAATCCACGGCCAGGCGCTGGGTATGCAGACTGTTGGTGATACCGCTGCCCTTTTTAGCGTTCAGTGCCGCCTGCTCCGGCGTGCGGTACGCCTCGCCAAAGGTCAGGCGATAGCCATGCTCTTCAGCCCAGTGGATCAGACTGGCCACCATCACGGTAAACAGCTGCTGTTTCTCGCTTAACGTCATTTCCCCACTCCTTTACCCAAAAAGTTAATCCCTTTTTTGCGCAGCCAGGCTTCTACACCATTCAGTCCCAGAATACCCAGCGCAGAACCAATCCCGGCAAGCGCCAGAGGATGAATGTCCGGCACAAAGTACAGTGCAACCCCTGCGGCAAGCGATAAGGCGCTGCCGACAATGACGCGCCCCAGAACCAGGCGCAACGTGATCGGCTCATCGCTGTTCAGCATTTTTCCGAGGGCAATCAGCGCCCCCATCAGAGCCAGTGCGATAAACCCCTTTTCATACTCCTGCATCCCTGCCCCTTACCCGATCAGGTTTTCCGTGGCTTCCGCTTCCAGATACGGAACGCCGTTGATGTTTACGAACTTTGGACTGGTCACAAAATATTTGATTTTGTGCGTGGCCACGCTGCCACCCTTCGGATCAACATCCAGCAGGTTACTCAGCTGAAGTTTGCAGCCGAACGTCTCCACCTTGACTTCCTCGCTACCCGCTTTGGCATAGAAGAGGAAATCCACTGGCTCAATACCGCGCCAGGAACCCGCCGAACGTGCTTTTGCCGTCAGCACACTCAGCACTTTGGAACTGACTTCAATTTCACCCTCTGCCGCCACATCACCGTCAACGTGGCCATCCGGCACGCCACGGGTCTGCGCAGCGGCGCTGTTATCCGTGATATCGAGAGAAATTTTCTCAATGTGGATCAGATCGCCGTCAACGTAAGTATCAAACGACATTCCCGAAATACGCTTACTCATGCGGCGGCCTCCAGGCTGGCATCCAGTAACAGACTGATGGTGATTTGCAGCGGCACTTCCCAGGTACGCACCACAATATAAATTTCCACCGCCTTTTTGTTTTTCCAGACAATGGTCACATCACCATCCTGCGGCGGCTTCACTTCGCCGGGGAATGAAACCCCGTTGATGTTTGCTGCCGTGGACATTTCGCGCAGCGGCTTCGCAAACAGCGTCTGGTGTGCGGCAATGCTGCCCGGTGTGCTGTTAAGCGAACGGTCTGCAATTTTGCCGATGGCCAGCAGACGCACCCGGCGTGCGGCTTTATCGGCCACGCGCAGCGTCTCGATGGACTGATAATCGCCCCCCTCCACGTCCAGGGTGCGGCCGTCTGACCAGTAGAACCCGTCATAGTCCGGATACCACATCGGCACGCTGAAGCGCTGCGCCTCCAGTGCCTGAAGCGTGGCCAGCTCCAGCACCGCCCCTGTGCCATCCAGCGGCAGTTCATCACTGCCCAGGCTGACAAGTGCCCCCGTTTTTACGCGCGCCGGACTGTCCGCCACGGTGACGGCACGGTTACACAGACGACCAGCCAGCACGCCCGGTTCATTCCCCCAGAGCCGGGGAACCAGCTGTACCGCTTTTTCCGCAATGCCGTCCTGGAGGATGGCCACGCGCGCAAGGTAATCCGCCTGTCCTTCTTCTTCCTGTATTCCCTGTGTGGCCAGAATGAACCACACCCAGCGGCCATATTTGGCGATCAAATCCGCGCGCAGCTTAACGGCCTGGTTAATCTCCGCCTTTGTGGAAATGTCATTGCACAGCACCACACCTTCAACAGAGCACGACACCTGCGCGGCCAGCACCGCTTTAACCCACGCATCCGGCTCGCTGTCAGCTGCCAGCACATGGACGAACCCCCACCAGTTCTGGCCAGCATTCGACATTGCCGCCAGCACATCCCGTTTTAACTGGCTGTCCGCCTCACCCAGAAGCGCGTCAAAATCGCTCTGGGTGTTTACAGCCAGGGTCTTACCTGTATTTTTGGTTCCCGTACCGATAAACAGCACCGTGCGTTCCACTTCATTGGTTTCGCCCAGCAGCTGGTTTACCTGGTTAACGGTCACATTTGGCCAGGTCATGTTCTCCCCCTGATATCCTGCGCATTCACATCCCAGCCAAAGCCGATGGCCTGAAGCTGGCGTGCCAGCGCCTTGTTAAAGTCTTCATCACCCATTCCCAAAAATACGCGGGAAGGAAGATCGATAGTCCAGCTCGTTTTTACGGCCTTGCCGCTTAATTTCCGGATTAGCAAACCCGCCTGTCCGTATGGCATTTCGCTGGTTATTTCCCGGATTGTGGGTTTTTTCCAGCGTTTACCCCGTCGCACCCGGTAGCCCAGCGCGCGCAGTTTCTTTGCCTGCGCAGCGGTGGCCATCTTTCCCGCCTGTACCTTTCCCGGCTGGCTGGCGCGACTCACACGAACGCGCATACCGTTTTGCTGTGAATACCCCACAGTGCCAGCGGGTACAGGTTTATCCCCGTTCCGGTAGCCGCCCCCCTGCAAGTAAATCCGCACGGCCTGAATTTCAGGCATCTCCCGGATATGCAGCAGTTTCGGCATGTTGCGCAGCATCTTGCCTTTGCGCTTCGTTTTACGTCCTTCCCAGCCTTCCCCGTCCGGCGTCTCCTGGTTCCGCACGTTGCGTTTGGCGGCGGCAATAACGCCATATTTCGCCATTCGCCACAGCAGCCGCTGCCGTTTTTTGGGCGGCAGCTCCATGCTGGCCAGCGCCTTTTTCAGCTCCGCCAGCTGGCGCTTGTTAAGCTCCCCTCCGGCAATCACGACGCATCGCCCACAGGCGCACCGGATTCATCCACGCCGTAAACCGTTGCCGTCAGCGCCGTCCAGATCTCCGGCTCAACCAGCGACCAACGCTTTCCCTGCCAGGGGATTAATCCCTTTTCGTCCTCACGGATCACCAGCTCTTCCGCCATGGGAACCGTCAGGACAATATCGGCGGTTTCTTCATCAGCCACCGACACATCCCATTGCGGATCCGCCTCAGTTACCCCGATTTCGTCCAGCAGTTCCCTGTCTGCCTCATCAAGCCAGGCAGCCATCAGCGACATAAGCAGCTGCGGCGGAAACAGGCGATACGGGAAACGCTCCCAGCTCAGTACCGCGTCATAGCGAATCACCGCCTGGCGGTACTGCCCCAGCCCCAAATCCTTTGCAGCTGGTACGAACTCCATTTCATCCACAACGCTGCCAAAAGCCTTCATCGCACGGGCTGGCACGTTGCTGGTAAAGAACGCCGTCAGGTTTTCAAGCTGTGTCTGGTTCATACCTTCTTCACCGTGGCTCTTTTCAGCCCCTTCATACGGCGGATCGCAACAGATGCTTCTGCCAGTAACCCGGCGCGGGTTTCCGTGCTTTCCTGGCCTGGGTGAGAGTCACGCCGCCCAACGGTGGCAAACTCCCCCAACAGGTCCGCTTTTGCCCTGGCAAAAACCGCCTTCATGTACTGCGCACAGAGGGCGTTTAACTCCCCCATCCGCGCCCCCGGCGCGTCCCCTGCGCTCAGAACCCCTTTTGCCTTCCAGCTGGCTTCCACTTTTTCCAGCTCCGCATTCACCTCCGCCACGGCCGCCAGCAGCGCCTGGGCAACGGTGTCCGCCTCAACATCAGCCGGTATCGCTCGCTGTGCCTGAAAATCCTTCAGGTTCAGGTCTGGCCAGAATCCTTCGTTTTTTAGCGGCTCGTCCTGATAATCA